AATTGAGATATCAATCCCCAAAGCGAAAAAACACTCTTACAACATGGACTACATTAAAGATTTAATCCAAGTTAACACAAACTTTCTCAGTTATGGGACCGGACAGATAATGTTCAAAACTAAGTTAGCACTGGGACTAGCAAAGGTAGAACCAGCACTTTTGGCTGACCAAGATATACAGCGGGACAGGGATACAACGCTCGTTGTAGACGCAAACCTTAAAAAACACACATTAGATGCCCCTGGTATAATGGATATTATAGGTGAAAAGTACAAAAACAGAGGCAAAGTATTCTGTGCTGCAAAGGCGACTATATACGGCATGGCGCAGACCATAGTTGCGGCCACTCGCCAACATTCAATCTATGGACTGAACAAAAAGTACGTAACTACTGAAGGGTTACCTAATGAGACAGTGATAATCAAACGGCTTAGAGAGTTAGGTATAAGCTCTGACGTCAAAGAAGCTCGTTATGGTAGATTTTACAACGCTGTTTTCGCGAACGATTTCTATGATAACTCGACTGCCTTAATTGTGAAATTGTATCTCAGATATCAATTGCTCAAGATGATAGGCAAGACCCAAGTCTTCGATCATACTATTAAGTTCACAGCGTCACAGGTGATGTCTATAGTCAGGGCTGGAGATGAAATGGCCCAATTAGAGAAATTGGCTTTAGTCGTGCGCAACCATGAGGATGGGGCACAAATTATTTCAACTGATCAATCTACGCAGGCTCTTCTTGCAGATATTATTGTCTGGAGTGCTACGCTGCCGGCCCAAAACATTTTGGTGGGCGGTGTACATTTACCGAACCCGGAATATGTCGATGCCAGACTAGTGAAAACTGTGAAAGTATGGAAGATGTATGACTATAACGACGGTCATAGCCGTAGTGGCAACCACTTTGGTGATACATTTGGATTTATCAAGAACAGGTTTGTAGTACCAGTGGGACAACATACAACTGATTTGAATGATGTTTATGTTCTACAAAATACTAAAGATAACTGGTTTTCAGACGATGCAACTGTAGATAATTTTAAGAATTATTTCGGTTTCCTAAACTGTTCAGGCCTGACATCTAAAGACTTGGCCATCCTTGATAATATTATACAAGATGACGTACGACACACTCCATTCCTATGTGATCAAGTTATAGATTTAGGTATAGAAGGGAAGATAGGTATTACAACCCCAACACAAATAGTACCTATGACCACGACTTATAGTGCAGAAGAAGTGCGAGCGATTATCATCAAGTTAGTGAATAATCACAGATGGCATGAGGACATGCTAGCAGCGTTGAGAGCCTGTAAGTACTGGCTAGCACAGCCAGCAACAGAGACAGTTGAGGCACACTGGTGGACACAAATACCGCGTACTCTCTATCTGCCAAAATTGGGCCTCAAGAGAGCCGCTATACATATACTGTTGCAAGAGGAAGGAGTATGCACGACCGCTGAAGCCATTCAAGCAGTGAGAAGTTTGGACACGGAGTCTGACTCTTTGATTATAGAATCTGTGTTTGCTAATACATGCTGGTATTGGGGAGAGTATTTTACTATTTTCAATAAGAAAAATTTAATGGACTTATTAGTAGGACTCTCTAGAGTAACAAACCTGACAGTAGATGAACACTATAGAGCAGACGCTATGTTTTCAGCTGTTATAGGCAGGGCTGTACCGACGGGAGCGCACTCATGTGTAGCAACAGTATGGACTGAACCACTAAGGAGTTGTTACAATAAACGGGTTCCGTTCGGTACACTTAATTTTCAGAATATCACAGACTATGGATATGATATTAGAGACAATTACATCCTAATGAATACTATAGTGGCACCTTCATGCATTACATTAATAGCAGGGCTAGCAGGTTCCTTGATAGCTGGGACTCCTTA